TTCCGATCTCAATTAATTTAACAGGCTATTTAGCAGGTGCATTAACTTTAATTTCACGTTCATTAATCAATAACGCACAGTTTGATATTGTAGGTTTTGTAGTTGATGAAATGGCTTATCAAATTTCAAGATTTATTGAGGGTGAATTATTAAACGGCACAGAAGATAAGGTAGACGGTTTATCAACACTTGAAAATACAATGGTAAGTGCAGAAACAACAGGCTTCAATGGTGACGATTTAATCGACGTTCAAGCAAGAGTAAAAGATGTTTACCAAAAGGACGCTATTTGGATTATGTCAGTAGCAACTAGAACATCAATTAGAAAATTAAAAGATGATATGGGACGTTATTTATTACAAGATGATATTTCATCACCATTTGGCAAGAAGCTATTAGGTAAAGACGTTTATGTATCAGACAATATGGCAGACGGCAAAATTTATTATGGTGATTTTAGCGGTCTTGCAACAAAGATGTCAGAAGATATTAATATTGAAGTATTAAGAGAAAAGTTCGCAACACAACACGCTTACGGCGTAATTGGTTGGTTTGAATTCGACGCAAAAGTTGAAAACGAACAAAAGATTGCTTCTTTAACACTTAAAACTGAATAATATATTATTTGTTGTTTAGGCAAAATTCACCGAAAGGGGAATAATAATGAATAATATTACTAAAATTAGTGAAATCACTTATCGAGATGTAGCAGAATACATCAGATTAAGCGAAGTCACACAAGACGATCAAAACACTTTAACTAATCTAATAAATATTTCCATTGATTATATTTCAAAATATACAGGCGTAGCAGTTGAAAACCTAGATAATTATAATGATATGGTTATCGTGGTTTTCATTCTATGCCAAGATATGTGGGACAATAGAACAATGTATGTTGATAACACTAACTTAAACAAAGTTGTTGAAACTATATTAGGTATGCACCAAATTAATTTATTATGATTAATGCAGGTAAATACAAATATAAAATCTCTATCTATCAATTAGTAGAAACAAAAGATAGCGGGGGATTTCCTATTGTTAGTGAAAACTTAATATTAGAGCCTTACGCAAATGTTAAGACTACAAGAGGTTTTACATTAATTCAAAATGATAGCAATTTTGAAAAAGCCTATACTAACTTTACTATAAGATACTCACATACAGTAGAAAATGCTTATTATAACGCTAAAAATTCTAATCGTGATATGATTATCGTTTTTAGAAATAAACGCTATAAAATCGAGTATTTAAACAATATAGATGAAGAATGTGTAGAGCTAGAATTACAAGCAAAGGAAATTTTGAAATAATGGCAAGATTTAAAATGGAATTGCCGACAGAATTAATCAATCAATTTAAAGCACTTTCGGACAATTCGGAACAAATGATTGAAGAAATGACGGAAGCAGGGGCAAAAGTAGTTTATGACAATGTTGTAAGCAATATGCAAAGCTCATTTAAGGACGCTAACAAATTAAGACCATACTTAAAGATTACAAGAACATATAAAACGCCAAGTGATGACGGTATTAATACTAAAGTCGGATTTTACGGCTATTATAAAGACAAGACATTTACAGTTCGCAACAAAAAGAATGGTGACATCTATTCTTATGTTGGCGTGCCTGTGCCTTTAATTGTAAGAGCAAGAGAATTCGGGTCAAGTAGTGGTGAAGCCAAGAAGCCGTTTTTTAGAAAATCATTTAATAAAGGTCAAATTGAAAATGCTATGTTGCAAATTCAAAAGAAATACATAAAGGATTAATTATGAATGAATTAATAGAACAGATTTTTAAAGATTTTCAAGTCAATGGTGTAGCAATCCCTGTATCATTTTTAAGGTATGGTGGTAAATCAACAACTTACATTACATATATGGAATGGGACAAATCAAATTCATATAGTGGTGATGATGAAATATTAGGTTATGTATCATATTATGATTTTGATATATTTTCAAAAGGAAATTATTTAGCAATAGTTGAAGCGGTCAAAGAATTAATGAAAAATAATGGCTTTACGTGGCAACCGACACGAGATAGCCAAGATATGTTCGAAGATGATACAGGTTATTATCATAAGACATTATGTTTTGCAATAGAAAGGGGAAATGAATAATGGCAAAGATAGGTTTAAATAACTTTAGATATAGTATTTTAACAGAAGCACAAGACGGAACACCAAGTTATGGCGGTGCTTTAACACCCGCAAAAGCTATTTCTTGCAACGTGTCAGTAAATAACAATGACGCAACATTATATGCAGATGATAGTTTAGCAGAAAGTGATACATCATTCAATAATGGAACAGTGACTATTGGTATTGATAAAACAGACAATACAACAATGGCGAATTTATTAGGTCATACTGTAAATGAAAGCCAAGAATTAGTAAGAAAGACAACAGATGTAGCACCATACGTTGGTTTAGGTCGTATTATTACTGAAATGGTAAACAATGTTTTACAATATAGAGTTGAAATATTATTTAAGTGTAAATTTAGTGAGCCAAGCCAAGAAGATAACACTAAAGGTGAAAGTGTTGAATTCAATACTTTTGAATTAGAGGGAACAGTAAATGCTCTAGCAAATGGCGAATGGTCTAAATCTAAAACATTTACAACAAAAGCAGACGCAATCGCTTATTTAGAGGGCGTTTTTGCAGAACAATAATAATAAACACACATTAAGGGGTGGGGTTTAATCCCTTACCCCTAATTTTTATAAAAAGAAAGGAAAAATATATTATGAGAAAATTTACAAAGAAAATTGAAGTTAAAGATATTACTAAAATGACAGATAATCAAATCAACAAATTAGAATGTGGCGATAAAGTAGTAAAGAATACTAACGGTCAATATCATTGTTATACTGTATCTTACAAACAAAACGGTGTAGGTATTTGTTTAACTTATACAGACGCTTCTGTTGTTGAAACAGTATCTTATGATTATACAGAGGGCGAATGGGTTTACAATTCAACAGATATTACACATATAGGACAAAATTAAAAAATTAGGGTGGTGAGTATATGAATTATAATTACACAATAGAAATAATAAGAGGTGATACTTGCCAAAAGAACGTATCAATTACAGGGGTGGAAAAATCTTTAATAGATAGTGTATATTTTTCTTGCAGTGATTTAGAAATTGATAAAGCACTTACTTATGACAGTGCAATCGGTAAGTGGATTTTTAGATTAGAGCCAAACGAAACATCAATTTTAAAGAAAATAACAAGTGATTTTGATATAACAGTAAAATTTACAGATGATGACATTTCAACAGTAATATATCGTGGCACAATTAGGGTTTTACCAAAGAATAATAAAGTAGGTGATTTATCTAATGAATAATGATATTGAAATTAGAATTGATGATGATAGAAATATTGACGTTGATATGAGTAATGAATTAATTGAAAAGGTAGTCGTTCAAGCAGATTGGAACGAAAACAACCCTAACAATGAGGGTTATATTAAAAATAAGCCTAATTTATCAAATGTAGCAACAAGTGGTGATTATGAAGATTTATCTAATAAGCCTACTATACCGACAAAAACAAGCGATTTAACAAACGATAGTGATTTTGTCGATAGTAATTACGTAAATGGTAAAATAGACGATTTAAAATGGGAATTAGGGGCAAATGATTTATCTTTACAAACAGATACAACAGTAGCTTATACAAAGACAGTGCCAATAGGTGCTATTGGGTGTAAACTCAATAAACTTGGCTTTATGAGTTATAAGAGTGAGAATGAGATTAAATTAACTAATCAACCTAGTGGAACACAAACTGGTATCACTTATTCTATTGTTTATGGTATTATTCCATTAAGTGGAACTGCAACACAAAATATGACAATTAATTTGACTTCGTCAGTATATTTTAATGGGACATATACTTTTAAAAATTTTGGTAGTCAAGCATTATCTAACAATGTTTATTTTGTATTCTTATTAAATGGAGAATGGACTAATCCTATTACAATAAAAGCTGATGAGGGAACTATAACATTAAATGGCAATTATATATTTGGTATTGCTATAACAGGTGGAACAACTGTTAATGGAACTATCAAACCAATGCTAGTCAAAGGCACAACTGCACCAACTGAATACCAACCATATTTTGAGGGAATAAGAGATAGTATAGTGACATCAATTAAAAGTTATGATAGCAATAACAACTTAATAGACACCTACACAATACCAAGTGAAATTCAAGCATTAGAGGGCTACGGTAGAGGTATAAATTCAAGCGTTTATAATGTGTTAGATTTGAATACAAAAGTGTTTACTGATAAAGATAGCGTTGTTGATTTAGGAACTTTGGCTTGGACATTAAATGATTCGTTTGCTAATGTGTTTAACTGTTATGATTTATCATCAGTAATTAAACCAGGTGCAACGGATATTTACGCGAATATTTTAATGGCAAATTATTCAGTTGAAACAAGTGGAACTGTTGGAAATGTAGATATGAGTTGTGCAGTAGGTGGAACTTCGATTTTTTATATTCACGATAATAGATATTCAAATGCCGAAGCCTTTAAACAGGCTATGAATGGTGTAAATCTTCAGTATGAATTAACAACTTATAACACTACCGATAATTTAGAATTACCTAATAATGTTATTGAGGTTGAAGCAGGGGGCTATATTGTATTTGAAAATCAATACGGACAAGCAGTGCCTAGTGATATTACTTATTTAATAGAGGTGGCAAAATGATAGATGATAAAATGCAAACATTAATTGATATGGCTATTGCTTTTAATAAGCAAAATGAATTATACCCTCAATTAGTGGAATATTTAATTAGACAACGATATACTATTTCGCAAGAATTAGCAATTCATAGACAACGCACTTCTAAAAAAACAGAATTCAATAATTACAATACTTATTGTGAAGATTGTAAAGCTAAAGCGAAAGAATTATTAAATTTAGAATGATATTAAATGTTATTAGGATTATTTACTCACATAAAATTGTGAATAAGTATAATAACTTAAAATTAGATAGTGCGATTATAGAAAAAATAATTGAAAATCATAACACATCTATTTTAAATGATTATGAAATAATGGTATGGATTAAATACCTTAAACAAATTGGTAAATGTAGCAAATGGAACGAATACCAAATGTATAGAGAATGGTTATATCATAAGAATTTATACAAACATCATCTATTTACTGCAAATACTAAATACGTTGATTTTGAAGAAACGCAAACTAAAAAAACTTATATTTTAAGATTTATAGGAAATTGCATTTATTAAAATTCGATATAAAAGGGGACAAATGAAATGAAAGAAATGAGAAACGAAATCGAATACAAAGGAATTACATATAATTTAGTTTTTAACTTAAATGTTATGGAAGTTATACAAGATGAATACGGCACACTTGATAAATGGGGTGCTTTAACAGACGGAAGCAAAGGCGAGCCAAACGCAAAAGCCGTTGTTTTCGGTTTTACTGCTATGTTAAATGAGGGTATCGAAATTGATAATGAAGAAAAAGGAACAGATATTAAACCTTTAACTCATAAACAAGTTGGTAGAATTCTAACTGAAATCGGAATTAGACAAGCAACAATGCAAATGAATAAAACAGTAATCGAAAGCACTAAATCCGACGAAAAAAACGCATAATCCACGAAGAAGATGAAATAGAAAATCCCGTGATAGATTTTTCGTGGTTTTACTTTATAGGCAAGTCTAAATTAGGCTTGTCTTTTAAAGAAACGGGAAGATTGACACTTTATATGTTTAATAAGCTATATCAACATTACAAAGATGATTGGGATTTAGAAATGATCTTATTTAAGAATGGTAAAACATATGAGGAAGTCAAAGAAAATCGAAATAAAGACGAATATTGGATTAAATAGGGGGTGAAGATATGGCAGGTTTTGGTGGTGCGGTCAAACTTACAGGCGAAAGTGAATATAGACAAGCATTAGCACAAATTACACAAAATTTAAGAGAAGTATCGTCACAAATGAGTGTAGTTGCTTCTGCATACGATAAAAACGATAATTCTATTGAAGCATTGACTAGCAAAGAAACTGTATTGAATTCTAAACTTGAAGAACAAAACAATAAATTAAAGGTTTTGCAATCTCAATATTCATCTATGAATGAAAAGTTTGAAGAAAATACTCAAAAACATAATGATTTAATTCAAGAATACGAAAAAGAAAAAGCCGAATTAGACAAGATGAAATCAACTTTAGGGACAACATCACAAGCTTATAAAATGCAAGAGCAGTATGTTAGATCTTTAGAGCAAGAAGTAAAGAAATCAACCGCAAATCAAAATGCTAACACTCAATCAATGTCTAATTTACGTATTCAAATGAATAACGCAACAACAGACATTAATAAAACCGAAAAAGAAATTGAAGATTTATCAAAAGCTATGGAAGAAGCCGAAAAGTCAACAAATGGTTTAGGTGATGAAGTAGAAGAAGCAGGCGATAAGGCTAAAAAATCAAGTGACGGTTTTACAGTATTTAAAGGAATATTAAGTAATCTTGCAACAGATGTAATTAGAAGTGCAGTAAATGGTTTAAAATCATTAGGTGGTGCATTAATTAGTGTTGGTAAACAAGCAATAGGAAATTATAAATCATATCAACAATTAGTCGGTGGTGTAGAAACCTTATTCGGTGAAAGTGCCGACAAAGTGCAAAAGTATGCGGAAGTATCTTATAAAACTGCGGGTATTTCTGCAAATCAATATATGGAACAAATTACATCTTTTAGTGCTAGTTTAATTTCATCTCTTGGTGGTGATACTGCAAAAGCAAGTGAAGTTGGTAATAGAGCAATAATTGATATGTCAGACAATGCCAATAAAATGGGAACATCAATGGAAATGATACAAAACGCATATCAGGGCTTCGCTAAACAAAATTATACAATGTTAGACAACTTGAAACTTGGCTATGGCGGAACAAAAGGCGAAATGCAACGTTTAATTAAAGACGCTTCACAGATGACAGACGTTCAAAAAGAATTAGGAATAACTGTTGACGGAAGTTCAATGTCTTTTTCAAATATTATAAATGCTATTTCGGTTATGCAAAAGAAAATGGGAATTGCAGGAACAACAACAAAAGAAGCAGGCGATACTATCGAGGGGTCATTTAATAGTATGGCGGGTGCTTGGCAAAACCTTTTAACAGGTATAGCAAGCGGTCAAGATATTAGCGGATTAATTCAAAATCTAGTAAATAGTATTGTGACAACCGCTAAAAACTTAATACCGACAATTCAAAATACTATTGGTGGTGTAGCAAGTTTAATAAGTGGATTATTAAAAGAGGTAGTGCCTTTAATAATTAAGGAAATACCGCCTTTAATTACAGAAACATTACCTATATTAAATGAAGCTATTGTGTCCGCCGTTCATTCACTTATAGATGTATTACCTATGATTATTCAAGCTATTAATGAAATGCTACCTATGATAATTGAAACAATATTATCATTATTACCCGATTTAGTGGACGCAGGAATACAGGGGGTCAATGCTCTAATAGACGGAATAAGTCAAGCAATACCTACATTAATTGGAATGTTGCCTGAATTAATACGTGATTTAATCCAAACAATTTTACAACATTTACCTGAAATAATAGAAACAGGAACAAAATTATTGACATCATTAATACAGGGTATAGCAGAAGCAATCCCTGAATTAGTAAGCTATTTACCTGAAATTATACAAACTTTCGTTCAAACAATAATTGAAAATTTACCTTTAATAATTGATAGTGGTATTCAAGTTATTAATGCTTTAGTTGAGGGAATAGATGAAGCAATAATTAGTATAGTAAATGAAATGCCTAAAATTATAATGGCTATAATAAGCGGTATCATTAATGCTTTACCAAAGTTTATGGAAAACGGCGGTAAGATTATAGGAACATTAATTAATGGTATGACAAGTAAGCTAGGTAATTTAGGTGAAATGGCTAAAACTATTGTTAAGACTATAATTGATGTTATTAAAGATTTACCTAAACAAATGTTTAATTGGGGAAAAGATATGATTAAAGGTTTAATTAATGGTATTAAATCAATGTTTGGTGCAATCGGTGACGCAGTAAGTGGTGTTGCAAAGAAAATTAAATCATTCTTGCATTTCTCACGTCCTGATGTAGGACCATTAAGAGATTATGAAACTTATATGCCCGATATGATAGAGGGAATGACACAATCTTTAGAAAAAGCTAGTCCACAATTAATCGACCAAGTAAGAAATTTAGCAGGTGATATTTCAAACGCTATAACGCCAAGCGGTGAATATGTAATTACAGGTAATTCAACAAATTATAATTCTATGGTAGAAGCATTTAAAGAAGCATTAAGCGAAATGAAAATTGAATTAGATGACGAAGTAGCAGGAAAATTCGTTCGTGATACTGTCACAAAAGCAATATATACATAGTGAGGTGGTTAAATGAGAGATTATGTTATTATAAATGGTAAAAAAAGCACATTGATTAATGGATTAATTATTACATCATTACCACCTATCACTAAACCTAAAATTAGGTATAGAGCAGAAGAAATCGACGGCGTAGACGGTGATACAATTAATAAATTAGGTTATGGTGCTTATGATAAAACATTTGAAATTGGATTGTCTTATAATTACAACGTAGATGATGTAATAGAATACTTTAATACACAGGGTCAAATTACATTTTCAAATGAGCCTGACAAATATTACAATTTCACTACACTTAATCAAATTGATTTTGAAAAATTGTTAAGATTTAAAAAAGCAAAAATAACAATCCACGTTCAACCTTTTAAATATTCAAATGTTGAAAATACTAAAACATTTAATTTTACGGAAGCAAGCCAAAGCCTAACAGTAAGAAACAATGGTAATATCTATTCAAAGCCCGTTATAACTCTTTACGGCAACGGAACGATTAATTTATCGTTAAACGGAATTCAAGTGTTTACAATAGCTTTAAATGGCTCAATGGTATTAGACACACAAAGTCAAAATGCTTATGATTTAGTGACAAAAGATTTCTTAAATAGATATGTCGCAGGTGATTTTAAAAATTTATATCTAAATGTTGGCGTTAATACGTTAAGTTGGACGGGAAATATTACTAAAGTTGAAATAGATTATTGCAGTAGGTGGATTTAAGAGGTGATTATATGAGAATGTTTAAAAATGACTTAAATTTAGAGATGACAAAAGGCGATACATTATCTTTTGGAATTGAAATTGCAGATTTAGGGCAAGAAATAGAAAGTGCATATTTTACGGTTAAAAATAATTATGATGATGAAACACCGTTATTTCAAAAAACATTAAATAATGGCATACAATTAGACCATATAGACGGTAAAGATTATTATTATAAAGTAAGAATTGCACCCGAAGATACAAAAAATTTAGAGCCAAAGAAATATTATTATGATTTTGAAATTAATGTAAATAGGGACACATTTACATTATTAAAAGGCATATTAGATATTGATTTTGATATAAGGGGGTAAATTATGGCAGGTTTTGATAAAGAAATTAAAATATTAATGTTAAAAGGTGAAACAGGCGGTCACGTATCGAGTGTCGAAAAAACATCATCAAGTGGCGTAGTAGATACTTATACAATGACTTTTGATGACGGTAATTCATACAACTTTGATGTGACAAACGGGTCAAATATTCAAAGCATAGCCAAAACATCAACAAGTGGGTTAGTTGACACTTACACAATAACTTTAACGAATGGCGAAACTGCTACATTTCAAGTGACAAACGGTGCGGACGGCGAAGTGACAACAGAACAATTAAACAACGCAATAACTACTGCAATAAATAATATTGCGAATAAAACAAGTGGCTCACTTATTGGGCGAATAATTAATATTGGAAACGAAATAAGATTAGTAGTTAGCGACGAATTAGGAAGAAATGGTGTATTAATAATAATTGACGGCACTAATAATAAAATTTTAGTTCGTAAAGTTGTCAATGATGTTATTGAAAAGGAATACGATTTATTTACTGAAATAGATAGATTAGATGACAAAATAGATAACAAAGTTCCTTTAACAACAGGCACTCAAGATGACGCAATTACTTATGCAGGACTTTATGAAATAAAGACGCCATTGCTTAATAAAGCACCATTTTTGATTAGTGTTAGTGAAGTCGTGCCGTCAACGGCATTTGAAAACAACAAACAAACATATATTATAGACACATTTAACAATCAAGTTCGTGATTATGTCGAAATTTATTTAAAACGATTAGAATTAAAATTTGAATGTAAATTTTACGATTGGGACACACAAACATCTACGTATAGCAGTAGTAATTTAAATTTCACTTGGAAATTACTTATTAAATACTAATTTTAAAAAAAAGGTGAATGTCTATGATAAAAATTTTTAATGCGACCGATAAAATATATACATCTAACGGCGATATTGTAATTCAATGCACCAAAGCAAAAATTCATAAAAAGTTAAATGGTGATTTTTATATAGATATAGAAGCACCTTTAACTTATGTTGATTTTTTAGTGTCAAATAATATTGTTGTTGCACCTACACCGCAGGGGGAACAAGCATTTAGAATTGGAAGCATTGATAAGACACAAAATAAAATTAAATTTAAAGCATATCACGTATTCTATGATACTAAAAATTATTTAATCAAAGATAATAGGGTAGAAAATAGAGATTGTAATTATGCTTTAGATTATTTTAATTCAAATACAGACACTACAAGCCCTTTTAATACGCTTTCAGATATTACAGGGTTAAATACCTTATATTGCATTAGAAAATCGTTTTATGAAGCCATACAAGAGATTTTGAGCCTATGGGGTGGCTATTTAGTTCGTGATAATTGGAATATAAAAATAATGTCTAGTATCGGTCAAGATAACGGTATTGTAATACGTTATCAAAAGAATTTAAAAGAAATTCAAGCAAGCTATAATTGGGACAATGTATGCACTAAATTATTACCTGTTGGAAAAGACGGCATATTGTTAAACGCTTTAGATGAAACGGCAGATGTTTATATATACAGTGATTTTCAATATGAAATACCATATACAAAGACAGTATCATTCGACCAAAATATAAATGAAGAAGATTATAATAGCGAGCAAGAATATAAAGAAGCATTGTTAAGTGATTTAAGAATTCAAGCCGAAAATTATCTTAATAAAAATTATTTACCGCAAGTAAACTACACTTTAAAGGCAAATATTGAAAAAGTATCAGATGTTGGCGATATTATCGAAGTAATAGATGAAAGATTAAATATAGATATTTTAACAAATGTAATATCATACGAATATGATTGCATTTTAGAACAATATACACAATTAGAGTTTGGAAATTTTACACAAACTTTAAACAATTTATTGTCAAATATTTCGTATCAAACTAACACATTAATAACTAATAATAATCAAGTATTGCAAATAACTTTAAGTCGAGAAATACAAGACGCACAAGATAAAATATGGAACGCTTTAGGGTCAAGCTATGTAATTTATGAGGGTGACAAAATATTAATAGTTGATACCTTACCAAAAGAGGACGCAACAAATGTTATTATGATTAATAATGGCGGTATTGCTTTTTCAAATTCAGGTATAAACGGAACATTTACGAGTGCTTGGACTATTGACAATGTGTTAAATATGGAAGCAATCAATGTAATTAATTTAACTGCAAACCTTATAAAAGGTGGAACACTTAAATTAGGATCTAACATCAATCAGAATGGCGTATTAGAGGTTTACGATACTGCAAATACATTAATTGCAAGTTTAGATAATACAGGCTTAAAAATGTATGGTGCGGACGGCTCTTATATTTTAATGAATAATCAAGTTGGCTTTGTTGGTTATGATAAAAATAATAATCCTATTTATTGGGTTTATAAAGATGAATTTCACCAAAAAAAGAGTGTAGTTGAAGAAGAAATAACTTTATGCTCTAAAATGAGATTTATACCTATTTCAATAACAGGTAATGACGGAATAGGTTTAGTCGGCGTTATTCAATCAAATACAACAACTATATTAGACCCTGCGATTTCAGACGAATATACAGGCAGTGATGAAGATTATAGTTATTATGATGTAAAAGCGACAAATCCAAATTCACAAGACGCTACATTGTATTATAAAACAAGAAGCTCAAGTTCTTATGAAGCAACAACCATAAGTGCAGGTGAAACTTATACAATGGGTAATTATAATAGAGATGAGAATTTAGATATTTATTTAAAAATAAAAAACAAAAAATCAAATACTGTAAGTTGGTGATAATATGGCAACAAGTAATAATTTTTCAACAACAAATCAATATATAAAATATAGAATTATAGTCACAGAGAATTCAACAAGTGTTGCAAATAACACATCTAATATTACGGTTAAAGTTCAAGTATGGCGAACAAATACAGGTTATGAAACATACGGTAGTGGAACGTGTTATGTAAATATTGACGGAATACAATATAGTCAAGCAATTACTACATCACAAAAGTTTACATATAATTCTTATACAGAAGTATTTTCAAAGACTTTAAATATTACGCATAATCAAAATGGTAGTAAATCATTATATGTATCATCATATATAGACCATAGCCGTTTTGATAGTAATACACAGGGTTTTACTGTAAATTTAACTAATATACCAAGAGGGGCAATTATAACAAATGCACCTAATTTTACAGACACAGGAAATCCGACAATAACTTATTCTAATAGTGCAGGAAGCCAAGTGACATCATTACAGGCTTGTATATCTCTTACAGGCTCAAATGATGATATACCATATCGTGATATACCTATTAATGGAACATCTTATACATTTAATCTTACAAGTTCAGAAAGAAATATATTATTAAATGCAACAAGCGGGAAAAGTAGGACGGTTTATTTTTATATTAAAACATTTTTAGCAGGTAATACAATATATACCAATAAAGCGGTGACATTTAGCGTTGTAAATGCAAATCCGACAATAAGCTCTATTACATATCAAGATACAAATTCAACTATTACATCTATTACAGGCAATAATCAATGGATTGTAAGGAATAAATCAACATTACAGATTACATTAAATTCATTACAGGCTCTTAAAGGGGCTACACTTTCAAGTGCAACAGTAAATATTAATGGTAATAATTATAATTTTAGTGGTATTTCAGGGTCAAGTATATTAAGTGCTAGTTTAGATATTGGAACACTTAATATATCGTCAAATATAAATGCAACTATAACGTTGACAGATAGCAGGGGTTTTGTGTCAACTTATACAAAGGCAATAACTATACTAGATTATCAAGATCCTTATTCAACAATCACTTTAGCCCGTTTAAATAACTTTTATACACAGTGTAATTTAGAAGTTGATTGCACTTATTCAAGCCTAAATAATACGAATTCTATAACTATACAATGGCAAGCTAAAAAGATTAGTGATAGTTCATACGGCAGTTTAACAACTATTCAAAATAATACGGCAACAACAATTAATTTAGACAACGCTTATCAATGGAATGTAAAGATAATTACAACAGATAGTTTAGGCACATCAGTAAATTATGTATTATTTATTGATAAAGGAATACCATTATTTTTTGTTGATAAAGATAAAAATTCAGTTGGTATAAATTGCTTCCCAAGAGAAGAAGAAAGTTTAGAAGTCGGCGGAATGGTCGTCAACGGTGTAGTCCTTTGCGAAAATACACAACAAACCGCAAATGTAAAATTAATAGATGATGTAAGCAATTATAAATTTATAGACATTCAATATAGGGACAATGACAATACAGTAAATTCTGTAAGAGTTTATGATCCGAACGGGAAAACGGCGTATTTAATGATTTCTTACCCTTATCAAAATGGTGTGACTTATATTAAAGCCTGTTTAGTATCAATATCAGGTAAACAAATTACGCCGATTAATTATTCAAGTATGACAATAAGAAGCGGGCAATCACCGACGATCGCAAATGCAAACTATTGTTATATTACAAAGGTCATAGGCTATTAAGAGGTGACATTATGGAAAATTGGACGATAGGGCAAATTTTTATAGTCATTATGGCAGTTGCAGGATTAATCACTGCGATTGGTGGGGCAACTGCTGTTTTAAAAAGGTGGTGGACTAATTCAAAAGGTATGAAAAATCAAGAACAAATAAATAAGCTAGATAAAAGAGTTGAAAGTGTAGAATTCAAAACACAAAAGCTAGAACGTCATCAAGACGAACAAGAAGAATTTACAAAAATTATGTGTAAATCAATGTTAGCTTTGTTAAATCATTCTATTACAGGAAATAATATTGATAAATTAAAAGAAGCAGAAGAAGATATTAAGAAGTATTTAATTAATAAATAGGGCTAGAATTCATTTTTACCTCATCAATGAATATTTTATCAAATAAAAAAAGAAAAGGGCTTAAATGCCCTTTTTTATATTGTCTTAATGAATTCTAAATCTTCATAAATATATACCTCAATTCTTGCTTTGGCTCTTAATTCGCCGTCTGTATCAATTTTGCTTTCGATAAAAGGTTTTATTTCATCAACTTGTTTTTCTAAATATTCACTAGGTATTGTTGGCTTACCTTTTAAATCAATTACTTTAGATGTATAATGTAAACCTCTAATTACTATTCTATGTATTCTTGTAATACTGCTTAATTCTTTGATTGTCATAAAATCACCTCATTAAACATTTTGGTAAAAGTCTATAAAATCATTTACATTGTTTTGCAATTTAACTGCAAGTATAAAAGCAACTTGCGTATGTGTAATGTTTCTAATTGTTTGTAATTCGTTTTCGTCAGGCTCATATTTAAACCTTTCGATAAATGCTTTAATGTTTTCTTGTAATAATCTTTCAAATGTTTTTTTCATAAGTCTACCCCCTATATTCAACATACCAATCTTTACCGAAATCATTACTTAATCTTTCTGCAACATAATTCATTTTTGCAATAGATACATCTTCGCAATTTTGCCATTCACAATCAATCCCTTTAATTACATATCTAAATTGTTTCATATTCTATTCCTCTATCTTTCTGTAAGTCCCTTTACCTTACAATTTCATTATACGCCTTTTTTTAAGTAATTCAATATTTTTTTAAAGAATATTTTTATTTTTTTAAATATTTCGTTTATTTTGTAAAGTGATTTAATGATTTTGCTTTAATTGTGTAGGCTTTTAATTTTAACTATTTTGTTTGAATTCACAAATAATCCAAACATAGAAGTTCAGAGCAGAGCGAAATTGGATTTCTTGTTTTTGCGAAAGAAAAAGCCCTACGAATAGAGCTAAAAAAAATAGAAGTTCGTCACGTCGCTTCATCTATCAATCTTTCACCTATGTTATGTAAGCATTGAATAACGCTAGTCCATATTCCCTTACATAGCCCATTACCTAGCCAAGCCTAAACCCATACCCGTTATTTTGAATTGGACGTTCTGATCCCCAATTTGACGGTGTAAGCGTAATAGGTGAAATACATTTAGCACCGTGTTGACTTTGTGCGTCGGCTCAACAAGACCTTATGTTTATTAATGGTAAACTGTATGCTTTAAAAACCAATTATTAATATTATAGTGCTATCATAAACTACCTTATGTAAAAGGCAGTAAATGATGACACTACTTATACTAATATATATTAAGGAAAAAGTAAATACATTTTACTAAATCCTTAAATATATTTTTAATTCAATCGGTTTGTCGTTTGCTATTTGACCTCTTGTTGATGTAGTCTTTGTATATTCTATTTTCTCAATAAATGATTTCAAGATTTCGTTTTTCTGTTTGCCTGTTAAGTTCCAATATTCATCTAATACCTTTTCTAATATCGGTATAGTTCTTAATGCTTTTTCTTCATCATTAAACGAAATATTGTTTAAACCCTCTAAATTCGATTTTAAGGCGTTTAATTCACTTTCTAGGGTATTTACACGTTTAAGGTATTTTTCTTTCGTATAAATGCCCTCTTCTAACATTTCACAACATCTATCAATCATAGTTTCTTTTTTTGAAATTTCTTTTAAGAGGATTGATTTTTCATTTTCGATTTGTTGCTTTTTTTTATTAAGTTCTTGACCTGTATTTTCTAAAAAATAATTAAAGTTCTGCAATTCTTCTTTTAATTCATCAATTAATTTATGCTCTACCAATTCACAATTAGATGATATATTACCACAATATAACGGACATCTATATACTGTTGTCCTTTTATCATCACTTTTAGTAAAGCGTGACATAGTTCTTCCACAATTACCACATTTCAGGATCGTTGCAAGTGGATTTACTAATTCTTTATTATTTGTTGTTTTACATTCACGTTGTTTTAACATTTCTTGCACTACATAAAAGGTTTTTTCATCAATAAGTGGTTTATGCTTACCCTTAATACTGTTAGCTTCCGCCTTTTTAGTATTACAATTTACATAGCCTATATAAACTTTATTAGACAAAATTCTTTTAATGGCTCTATTCTCCCAACGTTGTTGATTAATTAGTCCTTTTATATTATTTTCTGTTAAATAACGTCTTAAATCGCCTAGTCCCCAATTATCATAAGCAAATTTATTGAATATTAATCTTACAACGTCGGCGTTTTCATCTTCAACTAAAACAAACCCTTTATCTATTCTTTCTTTAGAATAGCCAAAAGGCGGGGTAGTCCCTATAAAATACCCCTCTTTCTGTGCTTGCTTTCTACCACGCAATAAACGTCTATTAATAATTTTGTATTCTCTACGGCTCATAAACAATCCAAATTCGAAAAAATCTTCGTCAAAATCATTATCACTTGATAAATCATATATTTTATTTAATGTTAAAATTTTAGTTTTAGATTTCTTAAAAATTTCTAATATTTCGGCTTGGTCTATTTGATTACCTCTTGATAAACGTTCGATCTCAATAACAACAATACCCTCGTATTTTTGTTTTGCGACATCTTCAAGTAATCTTTGCATTTCAGGTCTATTAGCTATATTTTCACCCGATACAACTTCTTTATAAATTTCTTTAATAATTAAATTGTTTCGCTTGCAATAATCTAATAGCATACGTTCGTGTCTTGCTAAAGTTTCTTCTCTTGTTTCTTCTTGGTCGTCACGTGATTTTCTTAAATAGATTGCTACATTCATTTATGCTTCCTTTCTTGATGATTGAATAAACTGTGTCACAGTTCTTATTACCTGTAATTCTTCGGTTGAATAATTTTTAACACTAAAAGTAATTGTTTCTGTTTCACCATAAATCAATTCATCTAATGTAATATGAAATAAATTACATATCTTTCTTAAAATACTTAAAGATACATTATCGCACCCTTTAGAATACCACGCCGTTATTGTCGGTTGTGTAATGCCTATTCTTTTGGCAAGTTCACTTCTTTTCATATCGTGTAAATCTAATAAATGTTCTAAATTCTGTAAAAACTTCATTTCTTCCATAAAATACTATTCACCTTTGCTTGTTATATATCATATTTATATATAAATTAATGTTTTTTTCTTTAAATAATAATATAAACGTTCAAACGAAAAAAATCAAACGTTCATTTAAAAAATAAAGAAGAAAATTATTTTTTTAAAATTATTGTTGAAATTAGCAAATATTGGTAATATAATGAAAATAGAATTAAATAGATTTAAGAAATTAGTTAAATTTATTTAAGTTCGGAAAAGGGGGCGACATAATGAGGGATTTCGTAAATATCAAAATCGAAATGACAAGAGCAGGTATTAATGTAAGTGATGTTGCAAATGAAATGAATATATCACCACAAGCGTTATACCAAAAAATGAATGGTAAAACAGAATTCACGCTAAAAGATATGAATTTATTAAGAAATATCTTAATGAAGCATATTGGCGAAAATTTAACTCTTGATTATCTTTTCGGTGGCAATAATGATAATTAGACAAAAACCTACACAAGAAGTATTGGAACAAATCTATAAAGCAATTCAAAAGAATATTAAAAATCAAGAGTGTTATTACACAGATGAAGAAATTAAAGAATTAAAACAAAACAACAACAACAATTTTATCAAAGGGGAATATTAATCAATGGAAGAAAATTTAAGTTTAGTTCAAAAGGTTGTAAAAATTCAAAATGAATTAAAAGCACCAAAAGGACAATTCAATAAGTTTGGTGGTTATAAATACCGCAGTTGTGAGGACATAGTGGAAAGCGTTAAACCTATTTTACTAGCTTATGGCGTTATGCTTAATATAAGCGACGAATTAGTCGTAATAGGTGATAGATATTATGTTAAAGCAGTTGCAGGTTTAACAGACGGCACAGATGTAATACAATCAATAGGTTATGCTAGAGAGCCACAAGAATTAAAAGGAATGTCGGAAAGTCAAATAACAGGCACGGCTTCATCATACGCACGTAAATATGCTTTAAATGGATTACTTGCAATAGATGATACAAAAGACCCTGACACAGACGAATTCGCTAAAACAACAGGTCAAGAGCCAAAGCAGGAACAAAAAGCTACACCTAATCAAATAAAAGTATTATCAGAAAAATATCAGGGCGATAACTTGAAAAAATTATTAGAAGTAAATAAAATTTCTAAAATTGAAGATTTATCAATGACAAAAGCAAGTGAATTAATTTCTAAATTAAAGGGGACTAAATAATGGATTTAATTAAGTTTGAAAATAATGTGCTTGTATTAGATCAAGAAACAAGCCAAAAAATAGCCGAATTCGAAAAGGCTATAAAAGATATGCAGGAAAAAGAAAAAGCCTTAAAAGAAGCAATTTTAAATGAAATGCAAGCAAAAAATATTGTCAAGATTGATACACCCGAATTATCAATTACTTTAGTTGCAGAAACATATAAAGAAACATTTGACACTAAATTATTTAAAGAGCAAAATCCCGACTTATACGACGGTTATGTAAAGATGTCAACAGTTAAGCCAAGTTTAAGATTAAAGGTGAAATAATGGAAACGTGGATTATTAAAGAACACGTTGTTGAATACATAGACGAAACACATACTTATTTATGCGACGGGGTAGTATTACCAAGTATTACACAGATTTTAAAAATTAAGTTTAGCAAGAAATACGATACAGTTAGTCAAGAAGTATTACAACGTGCTTCTGAATTAGGAACGGCTACACATAAAGCTATTGAAGATTATTGCAAGTTAGGAATTGAAACGGATTGCAAAGAATTAAGAAATTTTAAATTTTTGCAAAGACAATTCAAGTTTAAAGTAATTGATAATGAAGTGCCTATTATATTATTTTATGAAAATAAACCTGTTGCGTGTGGTCGTTTAGATTTAGTATTAGATGATGAAAAATTAGGCTTAATGTTAGGTGACATCAAGCGAACAAGTGTATTAGATAAGGAATATTTAGCTTATCAATTAAACCTTTATAAAATAGGCTACGAACAATGTTATCAAAAAGAAATAAAAGCATTAAAAGGCTTGCATTTAAGGGAAGATGTAAGAAAGTATGTTGATATACCTATTAATGAAAATATGGCTTTAGAGTTATTACAGAGGTATTTACAAAATGGAAAATAAATATTATTGGCTTAAATTAAAAAAAGATTTCTTTAAAAGACACGACATAAAGATAATTGAAGCTATGCCTAACGGCAAAGACTACATTCTATTCTATCTCAAATTATTATGTGAAAGCGTAGATCACGAGGGCAATTTAAGATTTAGTGATGAAATACCATATAACGAAGAAATGTTATCAATAATTACTAACACAAACATTGATGTTGTAAGAAGTGCAATAAAGGTATTTAGTGAATTAAATATGTTAGAAATATTAGATAATGGAACTTATTATATGAGTGAAGTTTATAAAATGATTGGTTGTGAAACTGAATGGGCTAAAAAGAAACGTGAATATAGGGACAAGAAAAAGGAATTAGGACAATGTCCTCAAAATGTCCTCACAATGTCCGATAAGAGTATAGAGATAGATAAAGAGATAGATAAAGAGATAGATAAAGAGATAGAATTAAAAAAAGAAGATAAAGAAAAAAAGACACGCCATAAGTTTGGAACTTACGGACGTGTCAAGCTCACAGATGATGAATATCAAAGATTATGTGATGAATTTAAAAAAAGTTATGTTGATAGGGTTATTCAGGCATTAGATGAATATGTTGAAAGTAATAACAACAAGAATAAATATACTAACTTCAATCTAGTTATAAGAAAAGCCATTAAAGAACATTGGTTTGGGATTGAAAAAACACTTGAAGAAGAAGGAATACATTTTAAACGATTATAAAAAGGGGAAAAGAAAAAATGGAAAAGAAATTTACAAAAAAAGAATTGGAAATTTTAATTGATTTAGTAGATGAAGAATTAGGGGAAGCTAAAAAACTTTTTGATGAAACAAAAGAAGAAAACATTAAAAAAAGATTGCTTCTATTAGATGATGTAAAGCAAGAATTAATTTCAACACCTGAAACTAAAGAAATTCAATTAGGGGTAGAAATAGGAAAATTAAGAACTAATTACAGTTTTAAATATATATATGATTTCTTAACGCATAAAGCAAATAATTGTTTATATTTTGATGTTTTAAGAAATTTATATGACAAATTCGATTATAGTATGGTAAACGGATTAATTATTCAATTAGGCGATAAGATGTATGAGGTAAAAGAAAATGAATAAGAAAGCATTAGTAAATGAAATTTTAGATTTATACGATACCATTGAGGGATTAAAAAATAAATTATCAAAATACGAAATCCCTACACAACAAATTGATTGCAAAAATGAAGAAACCGAAAAAGACAAGACAATTAAAGAATTAAATAATAAGGCAAAACAACTTTTATTTAGTAATGTATTTATGGATTGGAGATTAAATTATACAAGCGTTGAAGTAAAAGAAGATGACGGCGAATTTAATTTTTTAACATTCGAACAATGGCTTAAAGCATTAAAAAATAATGATGTAATTAGAAGTGATTTTGAATATTTATTAGAAACTTTAACATTTAATGATTTAAAACAATATTTCGAAGTAGAATTTAATAATTATTTTAACAAAAGAGTAAATGAAAAGAAAATGGAAATTGTGAGGGCAAAGAAAGATGAATAGTGTAAATTTAACAGGTCGTATTACAAAAGATCCTGAATTAAAATACTCACCTAATAATAACGCTTATGTGATGTTTACACTAGCAGTTGATAGAGGTTATAAAGACAAAGACGGAAACAAGCAATCCGATTTTATATCTTGTATTGCGTGGTATAATCAAGCAGAGTTTATAAGCAAGTATGTAAAAAAAGGAAATATGCTTGAAGTATCGGGATCAATTCAAGTAAGAAATTATAAATTAGATAACGGCGAAAATAGGACAATGGTTGAAATAATAGTAGATAGTGTAAGCAATCTAACGCCAAGACCAAAAGAAGAAAAGCCCGCACCACAAGAGCCTAACACATTTAATCCACAATATCAAACACCACAAAATCAAAATCAAGAAATATCTATGGTTGATGATGAAGATTTACCATTTTAATTATGAAAAGATTTAGTATTTTACAAAAAGAAATGAACGAATGTTATTTTTGTGGGGCTACTAAAAATTTACATATACACGAAGTATTTTTTGGCACGGCTAACAGACAATTAAGCATTAAGTATGGTTGTTGTGTTAGCTTGTGTGCCATACATCATAATTTAAGTAATGCAAGCGTTCATTTTAATAGAGATATGGATTTAAACCTTAAAAGGGAAATGCAAAAGAAATTTATTGAGGTTTACCCTGAATTAGATTTCTTAAAAATATTTAGAAAAAGTTATTTATAGGGGGTAATGACAATGACACAGTGCGAAAGAATAGTTGAATATATGAAAATGTTTGGCAGTATATCACCATTAGAAGCATTTAGGGATTTAGGAATTACAAAACTTGCTACACGAATTAGTGAAATGAGAAAAACGGGAATGACGTTCGAACAAGAATATGTTAAATCAAAAAATCGTTTTGGTGAAGATGTTTATTTTATGAGATATTTTTTACCAAAAGAGGACAAGAAAGATGAAAATTGAAATAAGAAGTTTTTTTGATTGGCACGAAGCAACAAAAGAAATAGCTTTAATATTCTGTAATGAAATGATTAAATCAGGTATGCCAAATATTGATCCTAATAAAAGGATTGAAAGAATTAATAAACATCATTTAAGGGGAATTACATACGAAGAATTAAAAAAGCAGGTGAAATAAAATGATTGAATTTAGAACAAAAAAGCCCGAATTCAAGTTTTTAAGAAATGGTAATATAGAATTATCGTTTGAGTGTGATAAATCAATTTTAAAGCAATTAGACAATTTAAAAGACGATAAAGAGTTGACGGTGCAGGTTAAAGAATACAGGCAAAAAAGAAGTTTATCGCAAAACGCCTATATGTGGGTGCTACTAGATGAAATAGGAAAAGCAATCAATAGAAGCAAAGAAGATATTTACAAAGAGTTAGTAAAAGATTATGGCGTTTTTGAAATCTTACCATTAAAAGATGAAGCAGTAAAAAGATTTAATTATAATTGGTCTAAAAATGGTTTAGGTTGGTTTACAGAGGTATTAGGAAAGAGCAAATTAAAAGGCTATACAAATTTAATCGCTTATTATGGGTCAAGCACTTATGATACAAAAGAAATGAATAGATTACTTGAAGCAGTTGTAAATGAATGTGAAGAATTAGGAATTCAAACAATGACTTTAAGTGAAATGATGTTATTAGAAAATGATAACGGGGGTTAGTATGAATGATGAATTAGTTGAATGTGCTTTTAATCAACAAGCTAAAAGGTCAAATTGCGTTGCTTATTGTGAAAATCATAAATGCTATTTAACTATATTACATTTAAAAAATATGAAATGTTTACAGAAACAATGCAATTATTTAAGAAAAGAAACTACACATAAATTTTGGCTTGAACGAGAAGAAAAAAAGAAAAAGAAAAGAGCAAATAAAAATGTATGATGAAAAAGATTATTTAAAATATCTAATAGACAAAGTAGAAGAAAATCATAATGGAAATAATTTTCTTGAAGAAAAAATTTATCAGGATTGTTTAGATAAATTTAGATTGATGTTAAAGAATAAAAGACAATTAAATTATTATAAAAGAGGTAAAAGAAGATGACATATCAATACAAACAATTAACAATTACTTTAAATGATGATGAAGTTTATATGTTATACGACATAATATTATTTGCGTTAGATTATGATGTTGAAAACAATTTAACAATACTAACAAATGGAAAAAGAGAATTTGCTAAAAAGTTGGTTGAGATTACAGATGAAACTAGAACTTAATGTAAGAACTCAAAATCGGTATTTTAAATATCTAAATTTGAACAAAATATTCAAAAAGCGAGGTTAAGATGACTAAATATAAATTGCCTTTACATATTAAAAATTATGTTAAATGTGAATTATATAACTTTAATAAAAATAAAGTATTATTAAAAGACTTGCAGAAGCAAAAAGAAAATGAAATTAATACAAGAACATTGTTGATTGCTACACAAAAAATAAATATGATCGAAAATGTTGTAAATAGATTATCAAAAGAAGAAAAAGAATTAATAGAAATTATATTTTTCAATAAAACAAATCAAGTCAAAGCAGAAGCATATTATTACATATCTAAAGACGCTTATTATAATATGATGAATAAAATGTTATATTTAACGGCAATCGAATTTAATTTAATCTAAAAAAAATCCGAAATTTTAACATAGTTAAAGATTTATAATTAAAATAGAGGTGATTAATTATGAATAATCGTGTATATGACATTTTAAAATGGATTTCTGTAATAGTTATACCTGCGTTAGTTTGCTTAATTAATACATTAGGTCAAACGTGGGGTTGGCAATACACAAAAGAAATAACAATAACTATTGGTGCAATCGGTGTATTCATTGGTGCAGTAATTCAAGTATCAAGTGCAAAATATAATAAGAGCCAAGAAGCAAAAGAAAATGAAAATAATAATAATAACAATAATTAGTGTATTTATTTTATTTCTTATATTAGCATTTTATGGTGCATTAAAAATAAATAGTAAAATATCAAGAGAAGAAGAACAGGATTAAATATATTAAGACATAAATTGAAGCGTCTTAAAATCGAATTTAAGAGGTGGCAATAAATGGCAATAATGAAATCTTGTAGCCGTTGCGGAAAAATTCACGCATACAATTATAAATGCTATGTCGGTAAAGTATATAAAAAAAATAGTATAGATAATTTAAGATCAAGCTATGCGTGGACGCAAAAGGCGGAAGAAATAAAAAGAGCAAGTAATTATTTATGTGCTATATGCTTACAAGAGGGGATTTATAATTATAAAGAATTAGAAACACATCACATTGTTAAATTACAGGTAGATCCTGAAAAGCTATTAGATAATTATAATTTAATATGCTTATGCAAATATCATCACAGAAAAGCAGATGACGGGGAAATAGACCAAGATTTATTATTGAGGTTAGCAAAAGAAAGGGAAGATAAACAATGAGTGATAAAGAAATATTAGCTTTAATAAAAGAGAAACGTTATAACGCTTATTGCGATTATGAATATAATATAGGACTTAATATGAGAGATAATAACAGGCAATCATATAATGCAAGAAAAGAAACTATAAAAGGGCTAGTAAATCAAATTAATGTATATGATGACTTAATTATTATTATAGAAAATCAAATTGCAAAAGAGGGGAAATAAATATGACTTATAAAGAATTTCAAAATAAATGTATAGAATTAGTTAAGAATTATACAAACGAACATTTAGATAAAACAGATAATAAAGTAATCACAGATAATGATGTATATATTGTGTGGGAATGTAAGACTTTACAAAATCATAAAGCCTTATTAAGCACAACATTATATGACGGTATGTATTATGAGATTACATACAACGGTGATAAGAACGAATTATATTTTGACGCTTATAAAAAGTTTGAAAATAGATGTATTAAATTATAGGTGACAATATGAACGGAACAACATTAAAAGGCAAAATAGGACGTATTAAAGACTATTCTAAATGTCCTAAATGTGGAAGCGACAAGATAATTGCAAATAGAGATATGAATAATGCGTGGATTAAATGTGCTAATTGTAATTATGTATTGAGGAAAGGAAAAAAATAAATAATGGAATTAAAAGACACAATATCATTAATGACAAGTGCAGACTATAAAGAAAGATTTATTGCGGAATATTTACAGGTAAAGATAAGATACAATAAATTATTAAATATGCTTATGAAATGGGACAAAGGCGAATTAGATTTTAAACCTAGTGTGCCAAGAATGTATTATAATAAACAAATTGTATCAATGAATGATTATATTAAGGTATTAGAAGATAGAGCCAAGATTGAAAAGATAGATTTATCAAAATACACAATCTAAAAAACATAATCTAGTGATCTAACGTCTAACAGTAAAAATCCCCCCCTATGTTTTGGAAGAAAAAACCGAAAAGCGAACAAGACAAACCGCCCACATTCGAATACAAAAAACATTAATTTTTAAAGTTTTTTTGGAAAAAGTCGATAAAACGTTCAAATTTCAACGAAAAATGCAGTAAAAAGGCTAAAAAATAGCTTAAAATTAAAAAGGGGACAAATTGAGGTGTTTATATGACTAATAGAAAATTAAAAATTGAATATATACCTATTAATGATTTAAGACCTTACGAGAATAACGCAAAGATACATACACAAGAACAAATAGAACAAATCAAACAATCAATTCAAGAATTCGGAATGAATGATCCAATAGCAATATGGAAAGATAACATAATTATAGAGGGTCACGGGCGTTTGTTAGCGTGTCAATCTTTAGGAATAGAAGAAGTCCCTATTATTAGACTAGATGACTTAACAGATGATGAACGCAAAGCCTACACTCTTATTCATAACAAGCTAACAATGAATACAGATTTTGATATTGATATTTTAAATGCCGAATTAGAAGCAATAGAAATTGATATGTCGGATTTTGGTTTTGATATAGGAACATTAGATGATTTAGAAAATGAAGATTTTGAAGATGACGGTTATTATGGGGACGAAAGGGAAAGAACGAACAGAGCTTATAATCTTGATTTAATCGAAAATCTTACAAATGACTTTTGGCAAATGCCTATTATTGAAAATGATGATTTTATACCAAGCGATTTAATAGGCTTTAATTATGCCAAGTCAAGTGATAATAAAAATTGTGGAATTCACTTTTACGTTGACGATTACCAATTCGAACGTATATGGAATTACCCTGAAAAGTATATTGAAGTATTAAGGGAATATGAATGTATATTAAGCCCCGATTTTAGTTTATATCTTGATATGCCTATGCCTATGAAGATATGGAACATTTACAGATCAAGATTAGTCGGACAATATTTTCAATCAAATGGAATTAAAGTTATACCGACGATTTCGTGGGCGGAAAAAGAAACATTTAGTTTTTGCTTTAAGGGAATACCTAAAGGCTCAATAGTAAGTATTTCAACAATAGGTGTAAAACAAGATCCTAACGCATTACAAATATGGCGTGAGGGTGTAGATGAAATGATTAAACAAATAGAGCCGAAAGCAATTTTAATTTATGGTGGCAAGTTAGAATATGACTTTAAAGATATAAAAGTTTATTATTATGACAATAAGGTCACTGAAAATTGGCAGAAAGGGGGCGAATAATAATGATAAAATATTATTGTGGTGGACGTGGTAGTTCATCAAGCGGTGGACGTTTTGGACGTGGTGGCGGATTAAATCCTGCAAACATTGTGTCAACAACTTCACTTATTTCAGGAAGAAATGGTGGTTATAGGGACGAAGTAGACCAAGTTTTAACAGTAGCAAGAGATATACAAGAGCAATACGGCGTAAATTTAGATTATGATATAGCTACATTAAAAGGAAAAGACGCACAGGGAACATTAGGTTATTATGACGGTAGCAATCTTGCTATAAATAAAAATTATCTTAATGTTGATAAGATGAATAAAACTTATGACGCAAGCGTTGAAAGTGGCTATCACCCTAGCAGAGGTAATAAGTCAGGTTTAGAAGCCGTGACATCTCACGAAATGGGTCATAAATTGACAGACGAAATCGGTAAAAAAATGGGTTTAGGAAGTTGGCAATTAGAAAAAGCGTCAGATAGTATATTAAAGCAAGCAACTACTAAAGCAGGTTATAAGAAAAATGAAACCTTTAAATTAGCAAGTAAAATAAGCGGTTATGCAAAGTCAAGTAAAGCCGAAGCGTTAGCCGAAGCCTTTGCAGATGTTTATTGCAACGGTAGTAAAGCAAGCAAAGAAAGTAAAGCAGTAGTTGATGTTATGAATTCTTATTTTAAGAAATAATGAAAGGGGAAAATTAAAATGGCAAAGAAAATTAATTATAGCGAGCCAAAAGATTACATACCAAAGGAATTAAGAAAAAAATACGGTTTAGGCGAATTCGCTAACGAAGAAGTAAAAGACAAAAATAAAGAAGAAAAAACTAAAGAAAACGAAGAATTAAGAAAAGTTTTCAAAGGTAAATAATTTATATAGGCGTGGATTTACAACACGCCTTTTGTGTAGTATGCCAAATAAGAAAATGAAATGAAAATAAATGAGGTGATAAAATGGCTAAATTAAGTTTACAAGAGCAGGCAACAGAGATTTTAAAGATTGCAGAAGAAAGCGGTGTGTCAAATAACTTTTTCTTTGTGACAACATTTAAACGTTATCAAGTTCAATTAAAGATGTTAAGTGAATTAGAAAAGAATATGAATGAGGACGGAATGTTAGTCACTAAAGAATATGTGAAAGGAAGAAAGAATTTATATTCATCACCCGCAGTAAAAGATTACAATTCAACAACAGATAGTGCTAACAGAACGGTTGCAACATTAATGAAAATTATTAAAGGTTTTGATAATACAGGCTCACAAGATAATGACGATCCTTTAATGATGATGATTAATGGTGGCGATAATGAATGATTAAAGCATACGAATATTGTTTAAATAGTATTGATAAAGAAACTACCCCTAAATACGTTAAATTGCAAATGCAAGAATTTATAAATGTATATGAGGGTAAAAACGAAAAATATATAATAAGTAAAGATAAAGTAAAGCAATTAGAAAACATCTTGAAAATTCTTATAATGCCAAAAGGATTAAAAGCAGGTCAAACGCTTTATAATTGCACGACGGGGTATCAATGGTTATTCTATACGGCAATTTTATGCACTGTTTATAAAGACAATCCACAGAAGCGAAGATATGAAACAGGTATATTAGAAATATGCCGAAAGAATTTCAAGACATACACGATTGCTACACTATTTATTATTTTATTTTTAAGCGAGCCACAATTTAGTAAGTTTTATTCTGTTGCACCTGACGGATCTTTAAGTAAAGAGATAAAAGAAGCAATAGCAGAAACAATAAAATCAAGTCCGTTGGTATATGAATTTAGGGAAGTAAAAAGATTTAGGATTACAAGAGATTATATAAGATTTAATCCAAAAGAAAGTTTATATACGCCGTTAGCATTTTCAACAAGCAGAATGGACGGTAAATTACCTAATGTATTCTGTGCGGACGAAGTAGGGGCGTTAAATACTAATTACCCTATTGAAGCTATGCGAAGCGGTCAATTAAACATCTTAAACAAATTAGGATTTATTATTTCGACTAAATACCCGACAATAGATAATCCATTTGAAGATGAAGTAAGTTATAGCAAAAAGGTATTAGACGGAATTCTTGAAGATGATACAAGATTTTCATTGTTGTATGAGCCTGACAATCCTAAAAATTGGGAAAGTGACAATTTAGTATTACAACAATCAAACCCTGTTGCACTTGAAATACCTGAAATATGGGAAGATTTATTAAAGAAAAGAGCTTATGCAATAGCAGTTGAAAGTGCAAGAGAAAATTTTGTCACTAAACACTGTAATATTATTTATCAAGGAACAGGAACAGAAAGTTATGTTGATGTCGCAGACGTTCAAAAGTGTAAAGTCGCAAATATTAATTGGAACGGTCGAGTTGTTTATTTAGGTTTAGACTTATCGGAAAGCAACGATAACACAAGTGTATCAATGGTTAGTGCAGATGATGACAATAATATTTTAGCCGAAAGTGTAGCATTTATACCTGACGGAAGAATAAACGAAAAGAACGCTTTTGAAAAAATAGACTATCGAGAATTCATAAGAACAATGAAATGTATCGCTTGCGGTGATAGAGTAATTGATTATGCAGTAGTTGAAGATTTTATATTAAATATAGAAGCTAAATATGGCGTTCAAGTGCAGGCAATAGGCTATGATCGTTATAACGCATTGTCAACGGCTCAAAAGTTAGAAAGAGCAGGTTATAATATGGTGGAAGTAAGGCAACATTCAAGCGTCTTACACCCGCCGACAAAGTTATTAAAAGAATATATTTTAAATGGCAAGTTTGCATATACAGAAAATAAATTATTAGAAATTAATTTTCAAAATGCACGTTGCACTTATGACACAAATAAAAATTTATATGTGACTAAAAAGAAATCCAAAGGAAAAGTTGATATGGTTGTATCGCTTATCAATGCAATATATTTATTACAACAAGATGTATTGTTAAATCAAATGGATTTTGTAGTTCAAGTATTATAGACAAGTCTAAACTTGTCTTTTTATGAAAAAATATACGAATTTTTAAATATTATTACATTGTATAATGTAAGTGTAGTATGAGGGGGTGCGGGAATTGGGCTTATTCAATAGAATATTTAAAAAGCGTGATATAAATACAAATGTCACACCGCCTATTGATGATGTCTTATTACAAGCATTAATAAATGGTGAAACTATTACACGTGAAAAAGCTATGACATTACCCGCCGTTGCGGGTGCAGTTGATTTTATTTCAAATATGATAGCTTGTATGCCTGTAAAATTATACAAATATAAACAGGGTAAAGTTGAAGAAGTAGAAGATGATCCAAGAGTTAAATTATTAAATAATGATACGGGCGATACTTTAGACGCTTTTCAATTTAAAAAAGCTATGGTAGAGGATTATTTAATGGGTAAAGGTGGTTATGCTTTTATCAGAAAAAATCGAAATGAAGTCACAGGTTTATTTTATGTTGAAAATATATATATAAGTTTTCTTAAAAATTATAAACCGATATTCAAAGATTATATGATTTTAGTTGAGGGTCAACAATATTACCCGTTTGAATTCATTAAGCTATTGAGAAAGACACAAGACGGTGCAGAGGGTATTGGCTTATGTGATGAATTATCAAAGGCTTTAGAAACGGCGTATCAAACTTTATTATATCAATTAGGATTAGTAAAAAGCGGTGGAAACAAAAAAGGCTTTTTAAAAGCACAAAGAAAATTAGGTAAAGAAGAAATAGAAGAATTAAAAAAAGCGTGGAAAAATCTTTATGCTAACAATGAAACAAATACCATTGTATTAAATAACGGATTAGAATTTCAAGAAGCGTCAAATAGTAGTGTAGAAATGCAGTTGAACGAAAGCAAGCATACATTACAAGAAGAAATAAATAATATATTTCATATTCAAGCAGATTTTTACGAAACATTTAAACAAGCAATATACCCTATTGTAAAGGCGTTTGAAACGGCTTTAAATCGTGATTTATTACTTGAAAAAGAAAAGAAAAATTATTTCTTTACATTTGATGTAAAAGAAATTATCAAAGCAAATATTACAGAACGTTATCAGGCTTATAAATTAGCAAAAGAAGTTGGATTGATGACAATTAATGAAATGAGAAAAGAAGAAAATATGAATTTCATTGAGGGATTAGATGTTATCAATGTTGGATTAGGTGCAGTATTATATGATACTAATAAGCACGAATATTATGTGCCTAATAAAAATGAAACATCAGGCGACCAAGAAGCAATCCAAAAAGTTTTAGTTGATAAAGAATTAGATACAGAATTCGAGCAATCAGGAAATCAAAGTTTATGAGGGGGTGAATATATGAATATTTTAATTAGAAGCGACCACGTCGAAATTTCGGGCTATGTAAACGCCGTAGAACGTCCTAGTAAAGTATTACACGATAGGTCAGGCGATTTCATAGAAACAATGAAAGAGGGTGCATTTAAAAAGGCACTAGCAAGAAATGACAATGTAAGAGTTTTATTAAATCACGATAGAAAACGTGATTTAGGCGGAACAAAAGACGGAAACCTAGAATTAGAAGAAGATAATATAGGTTTAAGAGCAAAAGCCAAAATCTATGATAAAGATGTTATAGATAAAGCTAGAAAAGGCGATTTAGTCGGTTGGTCTTTTGGATTTACAGATAGAGATGTTGATAAATCTTATGATGAAAAAGGTTTATTGCATAGAGCAGTAAAGGATTTAGATTTAGAAGAAGTATCAATATTAGATAGAACACGAACACCTGCATATAAAGGCACGTTGATAATGGCACGTGATGATAAAAATATTTTATTAGGTGAAGAAGTGGAATTTGAAAATGTAGCAATCCAAGAAGAAACACCAAAGGAAGAAACACCAAAGGTTGAAGAAAGACAAGAAGAACAAACAGAGCCTAAACAACAAGAAATTGTTGAAAAAAATATAGATTATTCTAAAGCAGAAGAAATTATAAAAGAAATTAGGGAATTGAAAGGGGAAAATTAATTATGAATACTAAAGAATTAATCGAAAAGCAAAATGACCTTATGGAAAGAGCAGAAGCAACTTTAAATAAGGCTAAAGAAGAAAACAGAGAATTAACATCAGATGAAATGCAAGAATTAGCAGAAATCAGAGATGATATTAGAAAAATTAAAGAAATGTTAGGTTTAGATAGAGATTTTAAGGAATTAAAAGAAAATGCTTGTGGCACTAAAAAGAGAAGTGTTGAAGATGAAGCAAAGGAAGAAAACGAAGTTAAAGCGTTTGAAAACTATATTCGTGGTTATGTCGTTCACGAAAGAGCAGGCGAATTAACAAAGGCAAATAATGGTGCAGTTATACCTACAACTATTGTAAATAGAATTATCAAGAAAGTATATGATATTTCACCTATTCTTGAAAGAAGTTCAAAATACAATGTTAAGGGTAATTTAGATATACCATTCTACCCTGCGGACGGATCAACAACAATTAATGTAGCATATCAAACTGAATTTGTTGAATTAACATCAAGCACAGGTAATTTTAGCTCAATTAATTTAACAGGCTATTTAGCAGGTGCATTAACTTTAATTTCACGTTCATTAATCAATAACGCACAGTTTGATATTGTAGGTTTTGTAGTTGATGAAATGGCTTATCAAATTTCAAGATT